CAAAGCCGTCATATCAGTAGGCAATCAAATCGACGGCAACAAACAAATATTCAACGATCTCAAGAACGATTTCTCAACTACCACAGGAAAAGTCTTCAAACAGATCAGCCCGAAAAAGGGCTATGACGACTACAAGAAAAGAAATCCGAATGGAAAACTCACTTACGAACAGTGGTACAAACAGATACACGTACCCGCCGTTAGGAAACACCGAAACAAACACCGGAGCAACAAATGACTAAGAAAAAAAGACCACATTCGCTTGCGTTCAACGACAAGCATCTAACCAAGCAAGACCATGGCGGCTCGGCCGACATCAACTACATTGCTCAGCAATACTTACAGGGTCATATCCCGATACCGGAAAACCCTCCCCAGTTCTACGGCGACATCGCCGCCGTAGACATTCACAAGTCGCGAGAGATTCTCGCAACCGTCAATTCAACCTTCGCAGAGCTTCCCAGCGACGTCAGGAGCCACTTTCAAAACGACCCCGCTAGGTACGTATCATTTATCGACGATCACGCGTCAGCGATCGACTCAGACGGATTCTTCGAAACCGTCTACAACGAAGTCAACCCGGAAGAACCGGCTCTCGAACCAATATCTGCGCAAAACGCAGAAGAAAACCTGCCACCAGGGACAAAACCTGAGGCAGAGCAGCACAGTTAACCTACTTGATGTTAACTGTGCTAGGTCGTTCGCAAAAGTGGACGCGAGACTTGCTCGCGATAACGACAGTATTGACAACAGCAACCACTTGTGGTTGCACAATTACCATAAAGGTGAACCAAAATGATGAGAAAACGACTCCCGCCCAAACGATCCAAGAAAGTTTGGCGAAAAGGAAACAAAATGAATCGCCGCAATCTCGGTGTATACGGCCGACGCAACCGCGGCGGCGTTAGGTTTTGAGGTACGAAAGCGGCTGGTATAAAACCGAAGCCGGAAAAAAACGCATCGACACGGAGCTGTCTGACTGGGAAAAAGAACTGGACTTGATTAGCAGAAGGATTCTGCGTCCTGTTCACGTACGTGAACCCCTGACAGCAATTATCGAGGATATCCGATGCCGTGCTTTAAACCCCTCGTCGCCCACAGAAAAGTGTGTGGAGGCGTCAGAGTCACTCGAGCCCTCAAACAAGGAACCCTTGACGACGGCGAATTCTTAATCCCCTGCGGACAATGCAGCGGCTGCCGCCTGGATAAATCCAGGCAATGGGCAGTTCGCTGCGTACATGAGGAACGAATGCACAGAGAGCAGGGCAAAGAGTCATCGTTTCTAACACTCACGTACGATGACAAAAACTTACCAACAGACGGTTCACTAGATCCGAACGACCACAAAGAGTTTGTAAACAAACTCAAACTACGCCTTTACAGGCGTAACAAAAAAATGCGTTACTACATGTGCGGCGAATACGGAGAGAAACTTCAACGTCCGCACTTTCACTACTTGATCTTCGGCTATGACTTCCCAGACAAATGGCATTTCAAAACATTCCGAGGAGAAAAGTACTTCCGCTCACAAGAATTGGAGGACTTATGGCCTTACGGACAATCCTTAATCGGTCACGTGACCGTCGAATCAGCCGCGTACTGTGCACGATACGTGATGAAAAAACAGACGGGCAAGAACGCAGCTACAAAGTACGTAAACTCAGACGGGGTAGTCTTGCATTCCGAGTTCTCACGAATGAGTCTCAAACCCGGTATTGGAGCATCTTGGTTCGAGAAGTATGGCGAACAGGATGTATACGATTCTGGCGATTTCATCGTTATCAACGGCAAGAAATACTCGACGCCGCGATATTACGACACGCTCTTAGAGAGATTGGACTTAGAGAAGCTTATCTCGACCAAAGAAGACCGCAAACAACGCGCGGAGGAGCACGCCTCTAACAACACCTATGAACGCCTTCTCGTCAGAGAAGAAGTACAACTCAAAAAACTCGATAAACTCAAAAGGAATTATGAACATGACTAAATCAACTTCCCTGGTCGTCGCCTCAGTATTCGATTCAGCTGTAGGCTATTACTTTCAACCCTTCTTCGCCCGTTCCAGAGCCGAAGCGCTCCGATCCTTTAAGGACGCCTGCAACCAGGAAGGGCACAACTTCAATAAACATTCAGGAGATTTTTCCCTGTTTATCCTCGCCACTTGGGACGAGGAAAACGGTAAATTCGAACAATTAGACGCCCCAGCAAGCATGGGGACCGCGTTAGAGCACATCGACCGGGAAGTCGAGCCGCGCCACAGGGATGTGGCACAAATCGCCGACAAGGCGTAACTTAGGGGCCTTCGGGCCCCTTTTTTTCAAGGAAGAAAACATGTCAGGCACTGCCAACCGCAACTTACCCTCAAACCAACGCAACTTTGGAGCCACGCCGCCTATTCAGGCCCAGCGCTCCACCTTCAAACTGGACAAAACGTGGAAAGGCACCTTCGATGCCGGTCAGCTGATTCCGTTTTACGTCTCCGAGGGATTACCTGGTGATACTCGCAAAGTTCGCGTCCAGGCAATCGCTCGATTGGCAACGCCCATTAAACCGTTCATGGACAACCTTTATCTCGACTTCCACTTCTGGTGGTGTCCGAACAGACAACTTTGGGATAATTGGACAAAGCTCATGGGCGAACAAGACAATCCCGGCGATTCAATCGATTTCCTCGTCCCTCAAATGCCTATTCAAAATGGCTCCCAAAACGCCCCATTGCATGACTACATGGGCGTAAGTTCAAATCTCATCACGTCTGGCCGCACGACCAACATCTCAGCTTTGCCTGGTCGCATGTATAACCGTGTCTACAATTTCCACTATCGCGACCAGAATCTCATCCCGTCTATCAGTCAGCCGACAGGCGACGGGCCCGACGCGGTAGCCGGTTATACGATACGCAAACGTGGCAAACGTCACGACTACTTCACCGCGTCGCTTCCGTTCCAGCAAAAAGGCGATCCGGTTAATATTCCATTAGGCACTACGGCGCCTATCTCGACCTTTGGCGTACAAGGCAATCCGATCGCCGTAGAAACTCAGTCGGGAACCAAGGACCTTGATGCTACGCTCGGTCCTGTCATTACAGTCAACACCGCCCTGGGCGATCCTTTATTCGCTGACCTGGCTAACGCCGCAGCAGCGACTATTACAGACATTCGTCAAGCGATCGCAATCCAGCACGTCCTCGAAAGAGACGCGCGCTCGGGTACTAGGTACCCCGAAATACTCATGTCCCGTTTCAGGGTCACGGACCCCCAAATGCTCGTTCTCCAACGCCCCGAGTATCTCGGCGGCGGCACAAAAATGGTGAACGTAGCCCCTATCCCGCAAACGACCCAAACTTCACCCAGCGGTTCACCTAACCTGGTTGAAACCCCGCAAGGAAACCTCGCAGCCGTCGGAACAGCAATGATCGACGGCATTGGTTTCACCAGGTCATTCACCGAACACGGGTTCATCATGGGAATCGTGTCTGCCAGGGCAGACCTCACCTACCAACAGGGAATCGAACGCATGTGGCACCGAAGGGCCCGCTTCGATTTCTATACTCCTGAGCTTGCTCATCTATCGGAACAAGCCGTTCAATCCAAGGAGCTTTATTGCGACGGAAACACCGCAGACGACGAAAGCGTCTGGGGGTATATTGGCGCTTACGACGAATACCGCTATGGCGTAAATCTAATCACGTCGTTATTCCGTTCCGACAATCCCACTCCCCTCGACGTCTGGCATCTGGCGCAGGACTTTGCGACCAGGCCGACGCTTAACGCTACATTCATCGAGGAAAACCCGCCTGTCGATCGCGTTATCGCGACGCAGGAAGAACCTCACTTCATCATGGATGCGTACATCTCAGACACCGCAGCCCGACCGCTGCCGGTAACATCAATCCCCGGCCTTAGCCGGATCTAACGTGACACTTTTCCACACGCCGAACGGCGAAGCCCCGCGCGAGACAGACCGTCAAACGCAGCTACGCAGCAAACGCGTGGGTACATGGACAAAACGAGGACGCGAGCGGCGGAGTGGGGGCAAATTTGAGCGCAGCGAGAACAGCCCCCCCTGCCGCAAACAAACAAACAAGCGTCCAAACACAAACAAACAGCCGCCCGAAATAGCTGGCAGCCGAAGGCGAGCAGGGCGCTAAAGGAAAAGAAAAGTGGAACCAATATCAGCATCAATCTTAGCCGGAGGTAGCCTCTTAGGAGGCTTGCTAGGCAACTCCGCACAATCAAAAGCCAACAAAGCAAACATCGCTCTGGCCAGAGAACAAATGGCCTTTCAGGAGCGTATGTCAAACACCGCGACGCAACGTCGCGTCAAAGACCTCAAAGCCGCAGGCATAAACCCTATCCTGG